GGTGAACCGGGTGATGTTGCAGCACCGTTTGCGTCTGCAGAAGAAACAATTAAAAATTTGGCAAAAGCAGAAGGTGTTGATGTAGCAGAAACTATCTTACCAACAGGTAAAGGTTTAGAAGCCCTTAAGAACGTACAAAATAATAATCTAATCGTAAATGATTTAGTAAATAAAATTTATCTTAACGCAGGTGTGTCAGAGGCAGCTCAGCCAGTTGTCAGAGCAAACGCTAGAGATTTTTTAAATAGAATAAAAGATTTATCTGATGAGCCAGGCAATACAACTTTAGCTGACATTATGGAAATAGATGATTTTAAATTTATGACCGAAGGTGGTGGCGGTGGAATGGGTGATCCATTTCTATTAGTGCAAAAATATTTTGGACCAAAAGTTGCAGCGGCAGTTGCAAAACTAGATGGACCAAATGATATACAGCTATTTGCTGAGAGATTAATCAGTGTTACAGATGATGCGGGTAGAACCATTACTGACAGGAAATTTAATCCAGAAACTGTAGACATTTCTGATTTTGAATTTGCAGACGGCGGACGTGTGCCATTCTTTGTTGGTGGTGCTGCAAGACTTGGTAAAGCTTCTTTCGAAGCATTAAGAAAATATGGTTTTACAGGTAGCGACGTATCAAGATTATTTGGAAAAATGAGTGCTGACAAAACTATGGTTGGTCCAGAAAAAACAGAATATTTTAAACAACTTTATAAAGTATTAAAAAATCCTGATGACTTTCCAGATGCAATTAAAGATCTTCAAAAACAACTTGGCATAGATGTAGGTATTGGATTTAAAAGCGGTGGCCTTGCCGGCATCCTGGAGGTGTAATGGCACTAAAAGATACTTTAGGATATAATCCTTACAAAGATTTAAAAACAAGTGATTATTCAAACATAGAATTTACGTTTGAAAACGCTTCAAAAGAATTTCAAGAATGGTTTAAAAAAAACTATCCAGGTCAAGACTATGATTCATTTTATTCTGAAGAAAAAAGAAGAATAAGAAATCTTTTTGACACCGTTCAAAAACAAGCAGCTAATAAATTATTGAGAGCAAAAAAATTTACACCGATTATAAAAGATTTAGATGAGTTTAATCAACTTGGTTTTTATCCAAGAAATTATTTTTCAAAAGGAAAAGCAGGTTTAACTTCAGCAAGACTATATCAGTTATTTGGAGATAGATTAAAAGATATTGAGCCCATTGATGCAAAATATTTTAAAGCTGCAAAAAAATATGCGGCAGCTCCTTTAGAAAAAAAACAAGAGTTTGGTTATAAAACCAAACTTTTAAACGAAAGTGGAATTAAAAAAAACAAATCAACATTTACTACATTCAAATCAGCCCTACAAAGAATAGGTATTTTTGAAAATGAAATAATTCCAGAAGGCCAAAATTTAGTAGGTAATAGAAGAACTAGAGATATTAAAATAACTAATCCAAATATTGAAGCTGCTCTTGGTGGTCAAGATCTTTCTGCAGGAATAAAAGTGCCAGGTAAAAAAGGGTCTTATATTCATTTAATGCATTTAGCTGATAGAAGTGGTCCTACTCTTATAAATGAATTAGCTTATGGTCCAGGAGATTTAAATACTTTACTTGCAAATAAAAATAGTGGTGCTGAAAAATTTAGAACATCTTTATCTAAACACATGGATAAGATTGCCAAAAATTATAAGGGAAAAGAATTTTACAACATAAATTCTTCAAAAAGATCTATCGATCAAACAAGATTTAAAGAGGCATTAGAATTAAAATTTGGAACATCAAAAGGTAAGATACCACTCAAAGCATATATTGATACAATCTTAAATGAAGAGGCTAGATTAATGGGTATAGCCACTGATGGTTTAATTACTATGAGACCTTTAGATCCTATAACGTTAGAACGAATGAATCCTGCTTTTAGCACTCGTGGTATGGGAACAGATACAACTACAACTATCTTAGATGTTGCAGCAGAAAAACAAGCTGCAGGTAAAGGGAAGTTTGGAGCAAAAACAGCTGATTTAAATTTAACAGCAAACCTTGCTTTTAACGAAGTTAAAAATAATTTAAAAACAAAAGACATACAACCAATTATAGATAACATTGCTGCAGCCATGAAAGGTGGTCTTCAAAATCAAACCTATGAAGACATAATGGCGTTAGCTTCACAATGTAGCAAATTAAAAACGAGTGGTGTTTATAAATTTGGAGGAAGAGTAAAACTAGCAAGTGGTGGTAGTCCTTGTTCAAATGTTGTTGAAGCAGTTAAACAATTACCTGATCAAGAATTTAAAAACCTTGCAACAAACACACCCATAGCTACCAAAGTTCTAAATTTTTTAAAATCACCAGGAGCAAAAACATTTGGTGCAGGTGCGGCTGTAGGAACTGCAGTAGGACTTGTTAAATTATTTAAAAACGATGATCCAACAACCTATCTATCAAATGAAGATCAACAGAAAAACATGTTGGTTGATATGGCAACGCAACCGGTATCGATTGATATAGAAAGACCTGCAATATTAGATTATCAATTACCAGCATTAGGTGCAACAGTGGCTGCCTCAACAGCTGCGGTAGCACCGTCAACAATCAGAGCAAGTCGATCAACCAAACAATTTGCATCCAGAGCTGAAGGTATTGAGAGAAAAAAACCAACTGGTCCAGTTAAAACTGGTTTAAGAGTTTTAGGTAGAGGACTAGGAGTTGCAGCATCCCCCGCGTTACTGGCACCGTTTGCAGCTGGAGATATTGCAAGTCAGATAGCTGCTGGGGACTCACCTACAGATATTGCAACTAATCCATTTAACTATTTGTATCCTGCATTTGCAGATCAGACACCAAAACTAACGAGAGGATTACCATCAGCATTTAGAAAAGTTGCTAGATTAGGTTTAAGTAGACCTGCACTAACTGCATTATCTAGATTAGGTATAGGTGGATTTGCTGCCTCTGCTGCTATACAAGGATTAGGATTATTAGATGACTAAAAAGTTAACAACCACGATACCACCACTCAGAGGGCCTAACCCACAGGGGTTGAATGTTCCTGGAAAAAAGACTATAGTGGTTTCGAACTCGGAGAAAAATAATGTCAGAAATAGACAAGTCTTTACCAAACGTAAAGCAGGAAATAGAATTACCTAGTGAAGAAGAGATCGTAGAAGCATCTCAGGCAAACATAGAAGAACAAGTTGGACCAGAAGACATTCAAGTAACACAAGAAGAAGATGGTGGCGCAACAATTAGTTTTGATCCAGAGGCCGTAAACCAACCAGGCACAAACGAACATTTTGATAACTTAGCAGATTTATTACCAGAAGAAGTATTAGGTAGATTAGGTTCTGACCTTTACGAAAATTATACACAGTACAAAGCATCTAGAAAAGATTGGGAAGATGGCTACACAAAAGGTTTAGATTTATTAGGATTTAAATATCAAACAAGATCGCAGCCGTTTACAAATGCAAGTGGTGCAACCCACCCTGTATTGGCTGAAGCGGTAACACAGTTTCAAGCACACGCTTACAAAGAATTACTCCCAGCAAATGGTCCAGTGCACACTCAGATTATGGGTGTGGTAAATAAACAAAAAGAAGACCAGGCTACAAGAGTAAAAAATTTCATGAACTATCAACTCATGAATAAGATGAAAGAGTATGAACCCGAGTTCGATCAGTTACTTTTTTATCTCCCTCTTAGCGGCTCTGCTTTCAAGAAAGTATATTATGATGAACTTCTTGACAGAGCCGTGTCTAAATTTGTTCCGGCAGATGACCTGATAGTTCCTTATACT